GCCCGCTGGGGCAGGTCTTACTTGTTTGATGATGAAGCTTCAGGACCTGCCCGCTGGGGCAGGTCTTACTTGTTTGATGATGAAGCTTCAGGACCTGCCCGCTGGGGCAGGTCTTACTTGTTTCCAAGGTGTTTTCATGACATGGACACTTGGTTTACGAGACGTTTTTTCGCGATTTTTTCCGAGCCACCGCTCCAGGCGTGTCGGCATCACCCTCACTACCAAAATATAAAAAAATAAAAAAAACTCTCATCCAAACTCGCTTATGTTATGATATGTATATGGGATTATATGGATCGTTCAAATCGCTGTTTCGCGGTAAAACGCCCTACTCCGGCTGGGGTGGGATGGGTGGTGGATATCGCCCATACAGCGTCTGGCTACCTGGAACGACATATGATTACACGCCGATGCTTGCCCAGGGGTTATGGAAGAATTCCACGGTCGCCTCAGGTATCGACTGGCTTGCCAGAAACTGGTCCGTACCGAATCTGCAAGTGGTGCGGGTGGATGACGAAGGAATCGAAGATCCAATCCATAACCACCCTGCGTTAACATTGTTACGTCGTCCTCACCCTTATGTGGGCGAAGCAGCGTTTGTCGGTGCATATGTCAGGGACGCGAGCTGTTACGGTAATGTCTGGATCGAGAAGATCAGGAACCGCCTGGGCGAACCAGTGGAGTTGAAGATCTGGAGGGCTGATAAAGTCTCTCCGCTCTATCCCACCGACGGTTCGGAATACCTAACCTCTTGGCGATACAATATTAATGGGCAAATGCTCGACGTTCCTGCAGATCGAGTGATCCACATCCGTCGGTATATCGACATGGATCAGGATCGGGTCGGCTGGAGTCCTCTGGTCGCCCATGTGCGTGAGATTGCCGTTCTTAATGAGGCAGCAACCTATACAGCCTCTCTGCTTCGCAATTTTGCTGTCCCTGGGCTTATCGCTACCCCCAAGGGTGATTTCACCGTTTCCGAGGACGATGCAAGGGCGATCAAGCTACGGCTCAAGGATGCCCTCTCGGGTGACCAGCGTGGAGACCCAACAGTTCTCACGGGTGCTTACGAACTCCATAAAATGGGGTTCACACCTGAGGAGATCGGTCTGGTCGATATCCCGAAAGCTGCCCAGGCAACAGTCCTCGCCGCCATGGGTTTGAACACGTCCGTTTTAGGCCTGAATACAGATAATGCCGGTGCTTACGGAACCTACGCAGATGCGATCAGGGCCGCTTATGTCCACGGGTTGATCCCGCTCCAGAAGGTCTTTGCCGATGAAATGACCCACCAGCTTTTGATCGACTTTGAAGATCCCGAGGAAGTCAGGAACGGTCGGATCAAATTTTCGTACGATTATTCGCCCGTCGAGGAGCTTGACGACCGTGAACAGATTGCTGCCAATCGTGCGATTCGTCTGCTTGGTGGTGGAGTTATCACTATTAATGAGTCTCGCGATATCGTTGGCTACGGCAAATCTGATTCACCAGACGCTGACTCGCTTGGGATCGCCAGGGATGAGATTCGCAACGAGATTCTACCCCAGGCTGATCCAGCCCAAGGTAAGGTCTCTGAAGGAGATAAGATCGGATCGGTAAAAGTTCCTGCCAGTACGGGCGAACGATCCAAGATCGAAGGTGAACGCAACAGCGATTCCCTTAGCCCCAGTCGGTCAGGCATGAACAAGGCATTGGCTCAGTCCTTCGTAGGACTTATGGCAGAACTGGACGAATACGAATCACGCGAGGGTTGGTCAGATATCGAGGAGGCCTCCTAAGGTGGCAGATTTCATCCAACTCCCCGCAACGCTCAATATTTCGGCAGTCGCCGGAGACGATGTACAGATGGTAGTCACGGTTACTCCCGCAACAGACTGCTCCAGCGTAATCAGTATAGCCAACATGACTTTTGCGGCAGCTTTCAAGACTTCCAACCTGACCTACAACGCAACGACCTCGGCTAATTCTACCACAGGGAAGGTTACGGTCACATGGTCCGATTCGCAGACAACTGCGGCTGGAGCAGGAAGCTATAAGTGGTGGATGACGTTTACGGATAGCGATATCACGAAAACCCGTCTCGCTGGCAATTTTCTGGTGATCCCCCGTGGCTGATCCAATCCAAGTCAGGGTTCGACTTGAACCCCCCATAAATGTTGTTGTTTCTCCTGCAAACCACACGGGATTGCAAGTTCCTGTCCAGGACGCAGGTCGAGTTACGGTTGGAATTGCCGAGAAAGGTCCCAAGGGCGATACAGGGCCACAAGGCCCCGGCTCAATCCTCGCCCCAGCGACCACCACCACCCTTGGCGGGGTCATTATTGGTGACAATCTGTCGATCAACGCCAACGGGCTGCTGTCGGCTCAGGCAGTGGGGAATTACTTCCCACTCGCCAATGGCATTACTTCCGGTGTTGCAAACGTGCCAACGGTAGTATCACAAGGCGTGTATTCCAGCCCAAATACAACTCGCTCGATTTACGGAATATCAAAGTCGTACGCTATTGGCTCGGCACAGTATCAGCAATATTCCGGCGTATCGAACATTACTGGCACAACTGGGACAGCATTGGTAGTCGGATCCCGTTACTACGATCCGAACAGCACCGCAAGTTCAGCCTGGCGGCAGAACGATCTCGATGTTTCAGGTGCTATAAACCTGCGATCAACGATCCGTTACGCCAACGGCACACCCTACAGGGACATGGGTTTCGGCACGACTTTCGGCGGCATGCTGCTTTATTACACAGACCAGTTCTCGCAGTGCTCGATTGGTGCGTCGACAGCCGGCGTTTTTATTCAGGGGAAATCAACAGTCGAGCTTCCGCCTGGTGTCACCGCCAACACTCCAGCGGGGATTAATCCGCTCCAGATCATGAACAAAGACACCTGCGATAAACTCTACGCCCCTTTTCAGAAGTTGAACTAACATGAGCGTCTACACCTCAAAACACAAAGGCGTGATCCAATCGTTCGCAGGAGCGGGCAACGGCACATTCTGTGTCGGTGGATGGCAATATTACGAAGCCAATCTCCCAACGGGTGAAGTGGATGCCAACGGGACGCCGCTTTACGCGATCTACGATATTCCGCAATCCACAGTGATGTATGCGGTTGACGACACGGGCGACGGTTGCGAGATCAGGATGACACCCGCAAGCTATAACCTTTCATCAGCCAACGCCACGCTGAATAACGTCACAGTCTGGTCAGCCAACTCGATCCTGACGCAGGACCGAGGTGATGGGCGTTACGCCCCAATCTCAGCCACCATTGACGGCGGCACAGCCTTGACCACCAACACAGGCTCTTACGACGGCGGGAGTGCAACCTCAAACTAATGGCACTAATTCAAGTCAGACGCGACACCGCCGCAGCATGGACATCCGCCAACACCACACTGGCATCCGGTGAAATCGGCTTTGAAATTGACACCGGCAAATACAAAATTGGCACTGGCCCGGCATGGTCGGCACTCGGCTACGCAGCCGCGAAAGCCTACAGCGACCTGACGGGGCCGCAGAATCTGCTCGACACGGAACTGATTCGGGCTAAACTTCGGGACTATTCAGAGACCATCTCCAGCCCCGCGATCACATCCGGCACGCTCACGCTCAATCTCGAAACATCCAATATCTTCACGGTCAGCCTCAACGCAGCGATCACTACCATAAACATCACAAACGTCCCTGCAAGCGGTTCCGGTGCTTCATTCACTTTGATCTTTACCGCAGACGGAACGCCACGTTCAGTGACTTGGCCAGCGGCTATCAAGTGGGCGGGTGGCACGGCTCCAACGCTGACATCGACTTCTGGCAAGATCGACACGTTTGCATTCTTTTCGAGCGATGGTGGGACAAGCTGGACGGGTTACGTGGGAGGGCAGAATTTTTAATGCTCTCAAATATCATCAGGAATACCACAAAGACGGCAACGGGCGACCCATACTATTCTAACGTCTCTCTGCTCCTGCACATGGATGGGGCTAATGGATCGACCACGTTCACGGATAGCAGTTTAAATGCACTGGCGGTGACTCCAGTCGGTAACGCCCAAATATCCACAACGCAGAGCAAGTATGGTGGAGCGAGCGGGTATTTTGATGGGTCGGGTGACTATCTTGATACTTCAGGTACAGGCATTGCAACAGCGTTCGGGACAGGCGATTTTACGATTGAGTTCTGGTATTACCCGTTAACGGTAAGCGTACAGCAAAATCTTGTCGATAAAATCGGTTCGGCTTCAAATGCAATTTACATGTCATCAGCAGGTGTTTTAAAGTATTATGTTGGTGCAGACAGGATCACTGGTTCAACCTTATCGGCAAACACTTGGTATCACATCGCTTTAGTCCGATATTCAGGCACAACCAAGCTGTATGTGAACGGCGTCCAGAGCGGGGCAAGTTACGATGACACAAACAATTACGCTCTGAATACTGGTAGTCCAAGAATTGGTGCAGCATTTAACAACACTGTCTCTGTAAATGGCTACATCGACGATTTCCGCATCTCCCGATTCGCTCGCTACGTCTCCAATTTCACGCCTCCCACAGCAGCATTGCCAACAACCGCATCCTCTACGGTGGCCGACCCTTACTACGATTACACTTCGCTCCTGCTGCACATGGATGGCACGAATGGATCGACCAACTTTGTGGATTCTGGGCCGAATGCGATGGCGATAAGCAGGTCTGGAACCCCAACTATTTCAACAACCCAGAGTAAGTTTGGCGAGGCTAGCGGATTTTTTGATGGTACGGCAGGCTATATTTTCCCACCTACAACTGCTGCGTTTAGCTTTGGCACAGCCGATTTTACAATCGAATCATGGGTATACCCAACGCGATCAGCCAGCGGAAATTTAGGTATCTATGCAATTAGTGCTGGGGGAGGCGCGGTTGCAAAGTTTGTAGTGTTTTTGGATACGCTCACTCCTAACTGCCACTTCTTTGGACTCACCAACGGCAACAACATCTACACCAAGGCCACTTCGGCTGTTGCTGTGAATCAGTGGTCACACATCGCTTTTGTGCGTAGCGGAACGACTTGGACTTGGTACATCAATGGAGTTGCATCTGGTTCTGGTACGAATAGCACAAACATCGGTTTCACGACGCAACCAATCTACATTGGCTATGGCGGCCAAGAATTCTTCAATTATTTCCAAGGCTACATCGACGACCTCCGCATCACCAAATACGCTCGCACAATCACCGTACCAACAGCCCCGTACCCCAACTATTGAGGCTCTAGATGCAATTCTGCCAAGTCAAAAACGGTCAAATCAGCCCACCTCAAGTGTTGCCAACGACCTTCGCCAACGTCAGCAATTTCCACACGCTGGATACTGACATCCTCACGCAATACGGGTTCTACCCTTACACGCCTTCGGTCAAGCCGACAATCAATCCAGCCACAACTCGACTGGATCAGAAATTGCAACTGGTAGGCGTGAAGGTCACCGAAACATGGACTGTGGTCACGCTCACGCCCGATGAGCAAATGGGCTATCTAATCTCGCAAAAGGTGATGCTGAAGCAACTCTTAGATCAGCACATGGACGCCCAGGTTGCACCCCGTGACTTCGACTCTATCCTGACGGCGATCACATGGTCAGACAGCACCGTTCCACAGTGGGCAGCAGACGGGACCGCAGCCAAGACCTTCCGTGAACAGTGCTACGCCGTTGCCTATAAGATCGAAACGGACGTTCTGGCAGGACTTCGCACTGTTCCAACACCCGCCCAATTCACATCTGAAATGCCCGTATTGTGGGCGATACCATCAAGCGCGAACGGAACATCATGAAAAAGTTGCTGCTCCTGCTATTTCTGGCACTGCCGATACAAGGTTCGGAGATACTATTTGACAACCTCGCCGATCCGATCACGGGGCTTGTCTATACAGGCAAGGACCAGTGGATATATCAGGCATTCAATTCTGGCGACTCCACCGAGCTTTGGGATTACAGATTAAATATTTACAAGCCAGCCGGATTCACGGGGAACCTGTACCTGACCTTTTACGATGTCGTGGCTCAAAAGCCTGTCGATTGGTGGATGACCGAGATGCGACTTGAATACACTCCATCCGACCAAGTGACCCTAATTGGGTTCTCTAACATACCATCTTTCCACCTCGACATCCCGATGGTTCCGCACACGACCTATTACCTTGGTATATCAGCAGATAACCCAATTGCTTGGGCGCAGAACACGACAGGCTTGTCGCTCCAGATCACTGGAAATACTGTACCAGAACCTCAAACGTGGATATTGGGAATTCTGTCAGCAATGGCAATCCTGATAGGTCGATTCATCTGATTTTTGCATACCACTGGCTACTATTGAACAACTTGATAAACGGCTGGACGTACTGGACAAACATGGATCGAGTGTCCGCAAAAGATGCTCTCGTATGGGCTGAGGAACAGGGCTTTGTGGTCAACGGTCGCATCACAGATGAAGGCCGAGGCTATTTTCTGGCTAATCAGCACAAAAAGGTCACAGAATGAACCCAGTCGTCAACTACACCTACGCAGCCAGGCTCGAACGCATCATCGACGGCGACACCGCTGTCCTGCTGATTGACTTGGGTTTTGACGTGCGAACACGGCAGCATGTGCGGTTCAAAGGCTATAACGCCCCAGAGTTACGCAAAGCTCACGCAGCAGACGGCATACGAGCAAAAGCTGAACTGGAAACACTGCTCTCAGGCAAACAGCTGGTAATTACAACCACGCAGGTCTTCCAGCAGACATTTGCTCGCTATCTCGCAGAAGTATACGTAACAAATGCTTCAGGAATCGTATCCGTATCAGAACATATGACCAAGTCTGGATTCAACGTACCACAAGGAGATTGACATGGGGAACGACAAGCTCAGGGCAATGCCAAGTCTTGAAGGCTACATCAACGTGGAAGAGCTTAAGCTCACGCTGCTGAAAGCCTTTGGCACTGGCTCAATGTCTGCTCTGCTGCTGACTGTTCTGGCATTCCTGCTCGAAAATATCAGTAAAATCTATGTTGGCCCAGCGTCAGCAATCATCATTTCAATTGCCTCAGCGATAGCTGCCATGCTGAAGGCACGCCAGGTGGGAATGAAGTATTTACAGGAAGGCCGCTAACAGGTTATAATATGCTTATATGTATTCGTGTCCGACCGCACCGCACACCTAAACCGCAAGATGTTGCCGATGCAATTGCCCGACCCCACATCGTTCGTACTCCTGAATCCCAGTGTGGGATGGGTGATCGGCCCACTTGCTGTCGCGACAAACTGGGTGGGGGCAAACCTGGTGAACATCGATCTAAGCTGGGCCGAATTGCTGTACAGCGTTGCGGCTGTCATCTATGCGTCTGCGGCATTAGTGACGAGCTTAAGGGTGAAAAAGCACCCTTCCCCAAAATCCAAGTCCTCATCGGCTGAAAAAGACAAGACAATCGACCTCAAGGAACCTCCTCTGTCCCAAGAAGGGTAAGGTGATCTAAGTGTCGGCCAGTCAAGCGAGTCCCTCTATCTAAGTCATCACTCGAAAGGTGAATCCTCATGTTTGCTGAAGCCCTTGTCTTCGTCGCTGCTTCCTGCCCAGGCAACCAGTGCAATACCATCGCATCTACTGTACAGGTTCAGGTTCAACAGGCTTTCGAGCCTAAAATCATCTACGTTGAATCGATCTCAAAGCCCCTGTTTCGCCCAATATTCAAAAAGCGTTCTCCACAATTCATTTATATGTGTCCCAACGGGAAGTGCAAATAATGTTTACCACACTGATCATACGCCTGATGACTCCACTGATCGTGGAAGTGATCAAAGAATTGCTCCAACAGCTTGCCAGCGGAGAAGTTGTGAGCCTCAATGAAGAGACCGTCAAAGCTGCAATGATGCAGCGTGAAGACTCAATCTCCAGAGCCGTTGCCATAGCCACTGCGGGCGTATGATCCTCCTCTACATCACGTTCGGAATTTTTATCGGCTTGTCCTTGTGTCTCTACTGGTCCATGGATGACGACTGGTACGAGAAGTGGGAACACCAGGATAAGCCGGAAGGGTGGGATTGAGATGCTTCTAGCTGCACTGATACTACTTGGGCAAACCTCGATCCCCTCTTTCAATGTGCCTCCGGTTCAGGAGGTTTCCATTGTTTTTGTGGATCGCGGTAGAACTTACGTTATCGGCAAGGATTCTGGGACAGTCAAGGTTTACGACGGTCAGGAATCTCCCGACTCCGAGAGGAAACCTGTTCCACCGCACCTGACTGGCCTTGCAAACGAGTTCTGGTCCATCGTGATCATTACTGTGGCCGACAAGGCAAAACGCAAGCAAGGGGCATTAGCCCTCGACAAATCGATACAGATCACTGAAGCACAGGCTGGAGCGTTGGGCCTGGACATGGCCCAGATCATCGGAATATTGGCGAAGAGTGCTGAAGATAATGGGATTCGGACTTATTGGTCTGGCGTGGCTCTTGGCGATCTGCTTGCAAGCAAGGGATACAAGACACGCGAAGAACTGCTGGCAGCGTTAGCTGAAATCAAAAAGGCCTGTGAGGAGTTGAGCAAATAATGCGAATACTCAATCTAGGTGCTGGAGTTCAGTCAACCACGCTCGCTTTGATGGCAGAAACTGGCGAGATTCCTAAGTACGATTACGCTGTTTTTGCTGATGTTCAATCCGAGCCTAAATCCGTGTATTCGCACTTGGAATGGCTAAAAAGCCAACTGAGCTATCCAGTGATAGTCAGGAGCCGAGGCAGTTTAATTGATAACATCAAAAACGGCATAAACGGGGATGGTCACAGGTATATCTCAATTCCAGCATTCACGGGCGACGAAGGTAAGCTGGGTGGTGTCGTTAGAAGGCAATGCACGAATGAGTACAAAATCGTTGTCGTTGAGGAAGCAATTCGCCGTGACATTTTGAATTTACCAAAGTGGGGCAGAATTCCCAAAGACGTAGAGATAATCCAAAGTTTCGGCCTGTCTTATGATGAACAAAAGCGAGTCCTCAGCGTTCAAAGAAACCATGCCCATAAGCCATGGAAAGTCGAATTCCCGCTCTACGAACTCGAAATGAGCCGATCCGACTGCGTCAAGTGGCTTGAAGATTACGGGGTTCCGCACGTTACTCCACGTTCAGCATGCACGTTCTGCCCTTATCACAGCAATGTGGAGTGGCAGCGGATGAAGACCGAAGATCCCGAGTCATGGAATCAGGCTGTAGAAGTTGACCGCTTGCTGCGAGATAAAACAATGAGATGCAATCAAGGTATGCGTGACCAGCTTTGGATACATAGGTACTGCAAGCCTTTAGACCAGATCGATTTCGAGAAAGACACAAGATTTGCGGCAGGACAATCAGCTTTCTCGTTTGCATCTGAATGTGAAGGGATGTGTGGCGTATGACACCTTACGATGCCCTCAACTTCGGCTTCGGCTGGTACAAAGATCCTCAGGAAGTCGCCCGAATCGTCTCTGAAAACGGAATTCAAGGCTTTTCCGCGACTGCTCCCCACCTCATGGACTCCACTCCCACTGGGCCTGTCATACTGACAAAGTACATGGACATGGTCTGGGGCAAAGACAAATGGATCTACAATCAAGGCTCATGCGGCTCATGCGTTGCCAACGGCGCTGGAATGGCAGCAGAAATCCTTGTAGCCGAAGACATAACAGATAACGGTGCTGAGAACCCAGGTCGCCTCGACTGCATGTCCATCTACTGGGGTAGCCGTGTCGAAATCGGTGGTGGAAGACTTTCAGGGGAAGGCTCTGTCGGAGCCTGGGCAGCTCAGTATTTGCAGAAATATGGGGTTCTCCCTCGTAAGAAATATGCATCCGTAGATCTTACAAAATACAGTGCCGCCCTCTGCTGCTCAAGTTATGCCCGTAAAGGTGTTCCAGACGACCTCGAACCAACGGCAAAGCTCCACCCAATCAAGTCTTACGCCAAGGTTGACTCTTGGGACGAACTCGTCAGTGCAATCACCTCCGGCTATCCCGTCACAGTCGCTTCCGACCAGGGGTTCAGCTACAAGCGTGATGCAAACGGGTTCTCCGCTCCTAAAGGCTCATGGTC